ATCCAAAAAAAAGTGGGTTTCTCCCTTGACTAACCCACCATAAATTTGATATTATTACTTGTAATTTGATGATAACCCAGTGAGGTCTTATATGATGAACGTTGAACAATCTAAGCTTGTTGAAGCAGCCCAAACACGTTTTGGCTCAATTGTAACCAAGCAAGAAATTTGTGACCTAGCAGAAGAGATGGGCTACAAGCGCCCACGCTTCATTTTCAATAATCAAGAAAATCGTATTGCACGTGGTAAGTATCGTTTGCCCGGTTATATGAATGATGCAGTATCTACTATAGAAACAGAAAGTGCAACGACCGTTGATAATGCGGCTCAAGTCGTGCCTTTCACAAAGAAGGTTCAAAATGTGATTTCTTCAGAAGAAAGTTACGTACCTCAAAAAGACCCTCTCTATGTTCCTTTTGGATTTTTCTCAGACTTGAAAAACATTCTTTCTTCTAAGATGTTTTACCCAGTTATGATTACAGGTCTTTCGGGTAACGGTAAGACGTTCATGGTCGAACAGGCTTGCGCTGCAACTAATCGTGAAATGATTAAGGTTTCTATCTCAATTGAAACTGATGAAGATGATTTGATTGGTGGTAATACTCTAATCGATGGTAATGTTGTTTTCCGTGAGGGTCCAGTGCTTAACGCAATGCGCCGTGGTGCTGTTCTTCTTCTTGATGAAATCGACCGTGGTTCTAATAAGTTGTTGGCGCTCCAGTCGATTGCAGAGGGTAAGCCCTACATCAATAAAAAGACTGGTGAAATTGTAACCCCAGCCCCAGGCTTCCAGATTGTTGCAACTGCAAACACTAAGGGTAAGGGTTCGGATGATGGTCGCTTTATTGCTGCCCAGATTCTTGATGAGGCTTTCCTTGAGCGTTTCCCAGTTACAGTTGAGCAAGAATATGCTTCTGTGAGTGTTGAGAAAAAGATTCTCAAGGGCGTGTTCGCCGATTTGAGCATCAATGATACTGGCTTTGCTGATAAGCTTGTCGATTGGGCAGACATTATTCGCAAAACATTTTATGAGGGTGGTGTTGATGAAATCATTGCAACTCGCCGTCTTGTCCACATCGCCAAAGCCTACAGCATTTTTAATGATAAAATGCGAGCCATTGAGCTGTGTATCAACCGTTTCGATACAGAAACTAAAGAATCCTTCATGGACCTTTACAGTAAACTTGATGCAGAAGTTGCTCAAGATACTAATGAACAACCAGACGAATTTACACTTTAAATTAGGAGATATATAAGATGAGTATTGTAGTTCCAAGCAGTGAAAATGACCGCCAGAAAATTCGAAAAGGCGTTGAAGAAATTTCTAACTCACTAACCCGAATTGCTGCAGAGCGTGATTTGATTAAAGAGGTTCTTTCGGATTTAGAAGATGCGGTTGGTATCAAGAAAAAATATCTTCGCCAGATGGCAAAGTTTTATCATAAGCAAAATCTAACAGAAGTTTCCTCAGAATTTGATGATATTGAATCATTGTATGAATCCACAATGAAGCGAGGATAATAATGAGCGAACCTAAACCATACATTTCATTAGATAAACTTCGAGATAGCAAGATTTTTCTTGCTTCTCCTATGTACGGTGGAATGTGCCACGGAGTCTTTACAAATAGCTGTATTGACCTTCAGAAAGTTTGTGACGACCATAATATAGATTTTAAAAAAGTATTTCTTTTTAACGAATCTCTAATTACACGGGCAAGAAATTATCTTACAGATTCTTTTTTGCGTAGTGATGCAACCCATTTAGTATTTGTAGATTCTGATATTGGATTTAAGCCTGCTGATTTGCTTAAGCTTGTTGAGTTGTGTGATGGAGAAGAGCGCAAAATTGTTTGTGGTCCATACGCCAAAAAACAGATTGCGTGGGAGAAAGTTCGTGAAGCCGTAAAGCGTGGGTATGCGGACAATAACCCAAATGACCTAGCAATGTTTGGTCCAGACTTCGCCCTTAATCTAGTTGATGGTCAAGGTGATGTTCGTTTGGATGAGCCTTTCAAAGTTCAAGAAGGTGGTACTGGGTTTATGTGCATTCACCGAAGTGTATTTGAGCAATACACAGAAGCATATCCAGAACTAAAATATCTACCAGACCATGCACGTACTAAGCACTTTGATGGTAGCCGAGAAATTATGGCATTCTTCGATTGTGTAATTGACCCAACAACAAAGCGGTATTTGTCAGAAGATTATATGTTCTGTCAGTATGCTCGAAATATTGGCATTGATATTTGGATGTGTCCTTGGATTGAGTTGAAGCATTTTGGTACGTATATGTTTGAAGGTTCATTGCCTCATGTTGCTACTATCAATTCTTCACCGACTGTAGGTGAAGGTATGGAGAAAAAATAGTGTTTGACAAGTATATAAAAACCGTGTATACTTGCTATTATAATGAAAACTTACTTAATGGAGTATGATATGAAAATCAGTGAAAATACCCTAAACGTCTTGAAGAACTTCTCTACCATCAATCAATCTATTTTGATTCGTAAGGGTAATGTGGTTCGAACAATTTCGCCGCAGTCTAATATCTTGGCTAAGGCTAATGTTTCAGAAAACTTTGATAATGAGTTTGCACTATATGAACTTAATCGATTTCTGTCTGTTGTAACTTCTCTAGATGACCCAAATCTAGATTTTGAAGATGATGCTGTTAAGATTAGTGGCGGTCGCTCTAAGACTCGATACAAATTTGCAGACCAATCTCTTATTAAAGTTGCTCCAGATAAAGACATTAATCTTGGTGAGCCTGACGAAATCTTTACGCTAACTCAAGCGAGTTATAGTAAAGTTCTAAAGCTTGCTGGTGTTCTTGATTTGCCAAATGTTGCCGCAGTAGGTGATGGTGAGAGTGTTAATCTTGTTGCTTTCGATATTCGAAATGATGGTGGTGATGAGTTCTCAGAATCCGTTGGTGAAACTTCTAACTCATTCAAGATGATTTTCAATGTAGAAAACTTCCGTCTAATGAGTGGTGACTATACAGTTAAAATCTATGCAGATAAAAATGCTGCTCAATTTATTAATGAATCAAAAGGCGTTGAATATATCATTGCTGTAGAAGCAGGCTCCACTTTCGAAAAATAAATTGAACTAATTGGTGATTATATTATGATAAAAGAAAACTTTTTGTGGGTTGAGAAATATCGCCCATCTAAAATTGAAGATGCAATTCTTCCTGATGAACTAAAGAAAACTTTTTCTCAGTTTATTTCTAATGGGGACATTCCAAATCTAATTTTATCTGGCGGTCCTGGTGTTGGTAAGACAACCATTGCCAGGGCAATGCTAGAAGAGATTGGTGCTGATTATATTGTAATCAATGGGTCATTGAACGGTAACATTGATACATTGCGGAATGATATTAAAAACTTTGCTTCTGCTATGTCCTTTAAAGGGGGTCGAAAGTATGTCATTCTTGATGAGGCAGATTACCTCAATCCTCAATCTACTCAACCTGCTCTTAGAAATTTCATGGAAGAGTTTTCTTCTAACTGCGGTTTTATCCTTACATGCAATTTTGTTAATCGTATTATTAGTCCTCTTCATAGCCGTTGCTCAGTAATTAATTTTAAGATTGATACTAAGGAGAAGCCACGACTTGCTTCTCAAATGATGAAGCGAATTCAACACATCCTCTCAGAAGAGAATGTTGAATCTGAGCCTAAGGTGGTTGCTAATGTAATCACAAAATACTTTCCAGATTGGCGTAGGACTATCAATGAACTTCAAAGATATTCTGCTACAGGTAAGATTGATTCTGGCATTCTCTCTATAGAGAAAGATGCTACTACCAAGGCTTTGGTTGAATATCTAAAAACAAAAAACTTCAAAGAGATGCGTAAATGGGTTGTAGAAAATCTAGATACAGAACCTACTGCTTTGTTTCGTAGCATCTATGATAAGTCTTCGGAGTTTATGCAACCACAATCAATCCCACAGCTTGTGCTCATTCTATCAAACTATCAATATAAGTCTGCGTTTGTTGCAGACCAAGAAATTAATCTTGTTGCATGTTTGACTGAAGTCATGGCTGACTGTGAGTTTAATTAATGAGTAAAGCAAATCCATTTGATTATATCAATTCCATCAATACTAACAAAAAGAATTTGATGCGTGATACTTACAATGATGAATTGGCAGAAAGGGAATACGCCCCTTACATAACCAATAAAGCATTGTCATATCACCAAGATACGATTCTTATTTCTAATATGATGAATATGAATTCTCAAATCGACAACAAGTTACAATACGAGTTTTTACTAAATATTGTAAGACCAAAGAAGCGGTATTCTAAATGGCTTAAAAATGAAGTAGAGAACAATGTTAGTATTATTTCAGAATACTATAATGTTCCTATTAAAGTTGCCAAACAGTATGCTATGGTTTTGTCGAATGAACAGATAGATTATTTAAAACAAAAATTAGAAAAAGGTGGAATTTGAAGGAGTGACTAGATATGAGTTTAGTAGAATCAGACAAGCTTGTTGAAAGCTTGGTTGAGATAAAATTGAATGAAGAAGATAATTTTTTAAAGGTTCGTGAAACACTCACAAGAATCGGAGTATCTTCTAGGAAAACAAGAACGATTTTTCAGTCGTGCCACATACTGCATAAGCGTGGTAAGTATTATATCGTACACTTTAAAGAATTGTTTATGCTTGATGGTAAGCCATTTAACTTTTCTGATGAAGACCGAGCAAGAAGAAATTCTATTATTAATTTATTGAGTGAGTGGGGATTAATTGCTGTATTAGATTCTGATAAATTTTCAGAAGAGCCAGTAGCACCAATTTCTCAAATTAAAATTCTTTCTCATAAAGAAAAGAATGATTGGAATTTAGTACCAAAATATAATATCGGAAAACGTTAATTAAGGATTTTTTTGTAATGACAAATTTTAAAAAAGTGAAACATTTTATGGAAACATTCGGACAAGAAGTTAAAACTTCTCCCGGATTTCCAGACGCAGATACAGTAGAGTTGCGGTATGAGTTGATTAAAGAGGAGTTACAAGAACTTCTAGATGCTATGAATACCAAAGACCTCGTAGAGGTTGCCGATGCTCTTACTGATATTCTGTACGTAACTTACGGTGCTGGTCATGCATATGGAATTGACTTGGATGCTTGTTTTGACGAGGTTCAAGATTCTAATATGTCTAAACTAGGTGAAGACGGTAAGCCAATCTATCGTGAAGATGGAAAAGTATTAAAAGGACCAAATTTTTTCGAACCTAACCTCGAAAAATTCATGTAAGTCCTTATATATAATAGTGGAGTGCCTAATGGGCTCCACTATTATAACTCTTGCTTTTTAATAAAGGAGAAAACTATGCAAAGAGCAAATCTATGCCACCACCCACTATCTGTGGGCTTCGACCGAATGTTTGAGAGAATGGAGCAGATGCACCAAACCTCACAAAAAGCGTCAACATATCCCCCATATAATATTATCAAAAATTCTGATTCTGAATATAGAATCGAAATGGCTGTAGCTGGCTTTACTATCGACCAGCTTGATATTGTCGTCCAAGATGGAGAACTGACAGTAACTGGTAATGTTAATGCTCAAGAAGATGAGGAATTACTTCAACACTTTATTCATAGAGGACTTGCCTCACGCCCATTCAATCGAAAGTTCACACTAGCAGATAGTGTAGAGGTTCGAGGTGCGTCACTTGATAATGGCATCTTGTCTATTATCTTAGAGAATGTAATCCCAGAACATAAGAAGCCTAAGAAAATTGAAATTGGAACTTCTGTCGAATCTGAAGGTATTGAATCTAAAAAGGACTTAGACTTGCTGCTCGAATAGCAGCAAGATGAAGTAAATAACTTGTATGAAACCTAACACCAAGTTTGAACTTAGTGTGCAAGATGTGGAGCACATTGAAAGTGCTCTGCATCTTCTTCAATCTTCACTAGATGATGATGCTAAGAAAAAAGAAATTGTAGAACTTAAGGCGAAACTATTCCATCAAAAGAATTGGTATCGCCCTAAAGAGAATTATGTTAGTGGATAATACCACATACATAAAACGGGTGATGCCGTAATACATCCGTGTAGACCAACGGTTAGTCTGCAACTTAACACACACAGACACAAAGGAGAAAACTATGTCTAATAAAAATCCATTCGAAATCCGCTCAGAAATGATGGCACTTGCAAAAGATTATATGGACCAACAAGTTCATATGAATATGCATTTTGCAGAGAAAGCATTAGAGCAAGGTAAGAAATCTGTAGAAGAAGCACAAGAAATGTGCCAGATGTATTCTATGGATGAACTTATGGAGAAGGCGAAAGAGATGTATTCTTTCGTTTCAAAGAAGGACTAACATCGATATTAAAATTGGGGCTTGACAAAGCCCCTTTTTTATATTATAATAGTCCTCAATAGTTTAGTGCAATTAAGAGGAGAAACTATTATGTCAGATAAATTACTTGATAAACTTGAACGTGACCATAGGGATATGGACGAAGCTATTAAGATTCTAGAAATGAGTCCTCGTCCCTACTATGAAGACATTGCACAACTTAAAAAGAGAAAACTCCAAATTAAAGAAAAGATTGCAAAACTTAAAGGTAATTAGATTATGGCAGATATTATTGGTATTCGAACCCTATCGGGCGAACATGTAATTGGTGAATTGAAATCCCGTGATGATACTAGCGTTGAACTAAAGAACGCAGTGACAATTGACATTTATCAAACCCAAAATGGGGGAGTTGGTGTAAACCTAACTCCATTGAAATACTTCTCTGAAGAAAAGGATGTTTTTATCAAAGAAGACCATATTATGTTTGACTTTTCCGTAAAAACTGATATACTTAACGAGTATAATAAAGTATTCGGTAGCGGACTAGTTCTACCCAAAAAAGAAGGTTTGATTATTTAATGAAGTTCTATACTCACTTTGTCCGAAGGTCAAATGTTGTGTATGTTAGAGGGTATGAAGATGGTAAGCGTTTTACAGAACGCCACGACTATCAACCTACTCTCTATCTGCCATCATCAAAACCAGAGTCAAAATTTAAAACTTTAGATGGCAGAAATCTAGAACCAATTAATCCTGGCAGTATGTCAGATTGTCATGAATTCATCAAGAAGTATGAAGATATTGATAACTTTGAAATCTTTGGTTCAATCAATTATCCATATTGTCTTATAAACGAATTGTATCCAGGTAAGGTTGATTATGACCCAGATACAATTCGTATTTGCAATATTGATATTGAGGTTGGTTCAGAAAACGGATTCCCAGAACCAGAGTATGCGAATGAGCCTATAACGGCAATCACTTTTAAATATAACAATCACTACTATGTGATTGGTTGTGGTGAATACGTAAATAGTCGTGATGATGTTACGTATTATTGGGCTAGAGATGAACGTGACTTATGCATGAAATTTCTAGACCTATGGCAGCAATTTGATTTTGACGTTATTACTGGTTGGAATATTACCACATTCGATATTCCATATATCGTAAATAGATTTAATAAACTTCTTGGTGAAGAGCATACAAAGCGACTCTCGCCACAGCGTTGGATTAGTTCACGTACTGTTCGAACCCACGGTAAAGAGTTGACTGCGTATGAATTGAATGGTGTCGCAACACTAGACTATCTAGACATTTACCGAAAGTTTACTTACTCACAACAAGAATCTTATCGTCTAGACCACATTGCCCATGTTGAACTTGGCGAGAACAAACTTGATTATTCTGAGTTTGAAAACTTACATCAACTCTATAAACTAGATTATCAGAAGTTCATCGACTACAACATTAAAGACGTTGACCTAGTTGATAGGCTAGACCAGAAGATGAAGTTTATTGAAATGATTTATGCTCTGGCATATGATGCAAAAGTAAATATTAATGATGTGTTTGCTCAAGTGCGTATGTGGGATGTTCTAATTCACAACTATTTGATGGATAAGAGTATTGCAGTTCCTGGTAAAAAATCTTCATTTAAAGATGAGAAGTATGGTGGCGCATACGTAAAAGAGCCTCATGTAGGTAGCCACGATTGGATTGTTTCATTTGACTTGAACTCTCTATATCCTCACTTGATTATGCAGTATAATATTTCACCAGACACGTTTGTTTCTGAAAAGTTCAAACAAGTATCTGTTGACCAACTTCTTGATGGCGAATTTGATACGGACCCAAATTATTGCATGGCTGCAAATGGACATTTCTTTAGAAAAGATAAGCAAGGCTTTCTTCCTGAAATGATGAGTATGCTTTATAGTGAACGTAAGGAGTATAAAAAGAAGATGATTGCTGCTGAAAAGCAACTTGAGTCTGTGAATTCTATTTTGAAAGAAAGGGGTTTGGCCTAATGTCAATTGATGTATTTTTGAGATATTTTCCTGGAGGATTGTCTAAAGAACTTAGTGAAAGGTTAATTTCTAAGTTCGATGCAACAGAATCAGGAAAGCGTAAAATTGAAAACGATGAGCATGGATTGAAATTTGACCAGTTGAATATTTCAACTCATACAGACTTTACGCAGGAAGTTCTAGAACTACAGCAAATCTTAATTAAAGCGTATGATTTATATAAGGCCGAGGTTCCACATACAAAATACTTACCAGAGCGAATTGCAATTGAGCAATTTAGAATGAAGAAGTATAATGTGCAAGAAGACGAAAGTTTTCCTATGCATGTAGATGTATCAAGTCCAGAATCAGCCGGGCGCTATCTCGGTGCCTTATTTTATGTAAACTCAGTTGAAGAAGGTGGAGAAACTGTATATCCAGATTATGACTTGACAATCCCTGCGGTTTCTGGTAGTATATTGCTATTCCCACCTATGTGGATGTTTCCTCATGAAGGTCGTATGCCAGTATCAAATTCTAAATATATTATTAGCACATATTTTGTATATAAATGATGACAGAACTTAAAAACTTGACAGATGAGCAACTTCTCAAACTTCAAAAGAAGTTAAAGAATGATGTATCAAAATTTAATAATACCCAGCTTGCACGTAAGGTTCAATTGAACTCGGCTTATGGTGCTTTGGGCAATCAATACTTTCGCTTTTACGATATTCGTCAAGCCGAAGCTATCACCTTTTCTGGTCAGCTTTCTATTCGATGGATTGAGCGGCGATTGAATGAGTATTTAAACTCTATACTTAAGAGCGGAGATAAAGACTATGTTATTGCATCAGATACGGATTCGGTATATCTTAACCTTGGCCCACTTGTTGAACAAGTGCTTGGACAAAAAGTTGACTTATCAACGGATGACGGCCGACGCAAAGCGGTCGATTTCTTGGACAAAGTTGCTGAAAATAAAATTGAACCTTTTATCGATAAAAGTTATCATGACCTTGCTGTAAAAATGAATGCCTTCGACCAGAAGATGTTTATGAAGCGTGAAGCTATCGCAAGTCGTGGCATTTGGACAGCTAAGAAGCGATACATTCTAAATGTTTATGACAATGAGGGTGTTCGTTACGAAACGCCTAAGTTGAAGATGATGGGTATTGAAACAGTTAAATCTTCAACGCCATCATCTTGCAGAGATGCATTGAAAGCTGCTCTAAACATAATTATGACTGGTAGTGAGAAAGATTTTCAAAACTTTGTTTCTGATTTCAGAACTAGGTTTAATGCAATGTCATTTGAGGACATTGCATTCCCACGTGGTATTTCTAATATTGATAAATACAAGAGCAGTGTTGAACTCTATGCTAAAGGTACACCGATTCATGTACGAGGTGCAATTGTGTTCAACGACCTACTTAAGAAAAACAAACTGGAAAAGAAATATCAAGTAATCAAGTCTGGTGAGAAAGTAAAGTTTTGTTATATGAAAGTGCCTAATCCGGCACGTGAAAATGTATTGTCTATTATGTCGGTTCTACCAAAAGAACTAAATCTAAACCAATACATAGACTATAACTTACAATTTCAAAAAGCTTTTTTAGAGCCACTTAATACTATTGCACACTTGATTGATTGGAATTCTGAGCCAGTAGCATCTTTGGAGAGTTTATTCGGATGAGCGGAATACCAGAAGAATATCTAAGAGACAATCAAGATTTTGGTTTCTCTGCAATTGACGAACTAGAGGTTCGCAGACTAAATGCCGATGAGCAGTCTAATGTGACTGAACAAGTTGTGCAACAGGTCAGTGCATCTACTAACGAAACCATCGCACGATTAGAGACTAAGTTAAACGATTTACTATATCTTCAGAAAAAATCTGAAGAAGAGATTGATGAAGCTAAATCACGTGCGGTCGAAGAAGTAAGCGAAAAGCTTATTCAAGTTGAAAAAATGATTATGCCACTATTGATGAATCTTATGAAAAACGAAGATAAAGAATACATCTATTGGCCAAATCGTCAAGAAAAATTAAAAAGCCAAATTGATTCTATTCTAGCAATCACACGAGGCTAAAATGTTTTTTGCAATAGTAACATTATTTGTTGCGTTATCAATTTCGGCAGTTGCGGCATATTATTCTATTGTCGGTCTAATGGCAATATTTGCCGCATCTGCTATCCCTATCGCAATCATGGGCACAGTCTTAGAAGTAGGTAAAGTCTGGACTGCGGCATGGTTGTATGAATATTGGAATAGAACTTCAATACTTCTAAAGTCCTATCTAACAATTGCCGTCATTGTTCTCATGTTTATTACAAGCATGGGCATTTTTGGGTTTTTGTCTAAGGCACACATTCAACAAACATCAGAAGCATTACAGAATCAAAGTCTTATTGTTCGTATTGAAGAAAGAATTGTCGAACAGAATTTATTAATAGATGAGTTAGTGAATAGTGGTGTAGATGCTGAGGCGCAAAAAAGTGTGCAGATTGAAGAAAACAACCGCAAAAAAGTGCAGATAATTTCTCAGTATGATTCATTAGTAGAAGAGCAAGATTTAATAATATCTGAAGCTAGAAACAATTTGGTATTGCTTGATACATATATCAAAGATGATGATATTAGAAAAATGCAAGCATTAGTTGGTGCAAAGGTGGATGGTCAATATGGCTCAGGCACTGCAAGAAAAGTAGAAGCATTTAGACAGCGTGAAGAAGAAAAGTCTTCATCTATTGTTATCCAAGCAAGAGAGACTATCTCTAATCTAAGAAAAAGACAGCTTGATGAAATTTCATCTATTGAAGAGCTGAATGAAAGATTGCGAGAATCTATCGGCACATATGTAGTAGACAGGACACGTATTGATGAAATACGAAAAGAAATCTCCAATCTTGAGTCCGAAAAATTTGAATTAGAAACTCAATATAGATTACTTGAGGCTGAGGTTGGTCCAGTAAAATATATTGCAGAATTTGTTTACGGAGAAGAATCAACTCAAGATTTGCTAGAAGATGCAGTTCGTTGGGTTATTCTTATTATTATTGTTGTTTTTGACCCATTAGCAGTCCTTCTCGTTATTGCTGGGTCTATGTCATTAAAAGAGTATTTTAGTAAAACCCCTAAATCAAAATACCGAGAAGAATCAATGACAGCCGTTATGGTTGAAGATGAAATGTTTTTAGATGATGACGAAGTGCAAGATATAATAAAGAAAAAGAGAAGGAAACCCAGAGGTGAGGACGCAAGTAGAATTCGTTAGTGCCCAAGCACTAAGAGATAAATGGAATCCTAAAATAACTTCCCTCCAAAATGAATTGGACCACTTGACAGAGAAGCGCATTAGGTGTATAATTGGTGATATTGAATACTTCATGCGAAGAGAAGAAATTATTATTCAGATGATTGAACTTAAGGTTATGATTAAGG